TTTCGCCATTCCAGCCTACATAGTGAGCATCTTAAATCATGCATATCAAACATTGTCTTCAAGACCTGGCGCATTTTGTCGGGAGTGCCTTCCACGGTGTCCTTCAATGCCTCGTTGCAGTGATCATGATTCCTTGGAATGTGTGCATTCACCCATTTGTCTGAATACCAACGAAGCCCGTGTGTGCATGTTGGTCGCAATGCATTCTGCAATCTGCCATGAGCACACCGTCCCATTACTACGAACAATCCATCGACGCATTCTTGTTCGTATCCCTGCGGGACGTCCATCTTGCTCAGGACAATGCCACTCCAACCATGAGTTACTTCATGGTCATGGACGTTCCGTGTCCACTGAGTAATCTCACTGTATGTCGTCAGAAAATTGCGACAATCTTCTGGAACGTCCTTGAGTGGGTCCCATTCACGCTTCGGGTAACCTAATGTGTGCTTCAGTGGGATTTTGGCGAAGCGCTTCTGCCCACGTGCTCCTACTATCTCAAAAGTTTTACCTTGCGATTTCATTATGCGAGCCACTTGGTCAATTAGCGCTGCGATGTTGCCTGATGTCATGCGCAATTGTTTTTCCTTATATTCATGTATCGGGTTCTTCCTATGCGCATGTTTGATGACCGTGTATTCTTCTTCAAAGTCATCCTTGGTGACTTCAATAGTCACCGTCTTCTCCCGAGTTTCATCCTGATTCGTTTTCTCATTATGGAAATGCACAACTCGCGGTCTTTGAAAGCAATGGTCAGCTAAACAACTGCTTGTTTCGCTCATCCACTGCAGTGTTGCCGTTTCCATGGCTGGAGTTGCATACGCAGGCATGATCGGGAACGCGTCCACCACCTTGGTGAATCGTTCATTCTTGATGTATGCACAATTCTTTTCTACCAGTTTTTCGCAAGCGAAATGATCTTCAATGAAGTACCGGTAGTGTGCACAGCTTGATCTGCACATGCCACACACAAAGACATCAGCTGCGAGGTCGTAGCCTAGTCCAAGTGACATAGCCTTGTACAGATTCTTGTTTGTTTGTGTTCTAACTCCATCCTTGGACCAGAAAATGCTACCTGATCCATGGTGGTTGACCACAATGTCAACCTCCTCTTCGGTGCTGAGGAATAGCAGCGTGCGCGCTTCGCACCGGACGTACGGGTCATTAGCGATGACCCCCTGCTTGCCGAATCCGTCGAGAACACACTTCG